TAGCCACATTTATAAACTATCAACCGTTCAGATGTCTAACGACAAAGGAACTTGGTTTGGTTGGGATGTATCTAAAGTCAGTCCTGTAGAAGACAAAGCTATGTATGACATGGCAAAATCTTTCGCAGAATCTGTAGGCAAGGGTGAAGTACAAACTAAGCACAGTACAGAAGAAACTACAAAAAGTTCTTCTAACTACTAACCAGTATCCTAGGTAGTAGGCGTCTAAGCGAGAGTGAGGGCGCCTACTTTTATTTTGTATGATAGAAAGATTTAAAAATATATTTGATGGATTAGANCGTGCACATGGTGTCACTGTAGTAGGTGAATCTAATGGCGATGGTAATAAAGTAAAAGGTAAGTCATTTGTTAAACGAGAAACAGTGACCGATGACCTATGGCAAAAACATTTAGATGGTTTAGAAAGTTTAGGTGTAATACCTATTAATGATGATAACAAATGTAAATGGGGTTGTATTGATATAGACTCTTATGCAGAGTTTGATCACAAAAAATTAATAAATAAAATAGCACAATTTAAATTACCTTTGATTGTATGTAGATCAAAGTCTGGTGGTGCTCATGTATTTTTATTCACAGAAGATTATGTATCAGCAAGTTTGATGCAAGATAAATTAAATGAGATTAGATCTGTATTAGGTTATGGCGGATCAGAAGTATTTCCAAAACAAAGAGAATTAAAATCAAAAGATGATACAGGAAACTTTTTAAATTTACCATACTTTAATTGTGGTAAGACAACAAGATATGCCTTTATGGAGAATGGCGAAGCTGCTAGTATAGATGCTTTTTTTGAACTCTATGAAAGATATAAACAACAAGACATAAGTAAAATAAAAATAGAAAGACCAGAGACTCCGTTCTCTGATGGACCACCATGTATAGAACTTATGGCACAAAATAAAATAGGTGAGGGTGGTAGAAACAATGCACTATTTCACTATGGTGTGTATGCAAAACAAAAATGGCCGGAGAATTGGAAATCAAAAGTAATAGTATTTAATGAGACTGCAATGGAACAACCATTATCAGATACAGAAGTAAGTATAATTACAAAGCAACATGAAAAAAAAGAATGGGGTTATAAATGTAATGATCAACCCATGTGTAGTCTTTGTGATAAAAAATTATGTAAGTCTAGAAAGTTTGGTATAGGATTAGAAGTAATATTTCCAAGTCTAACAGATCTACAAGTAGTTAACCTAGAAGAACCATATTACTATATGAATGTTGATGGAGATAGATTGTATTTAGATTCAGCAAAACACATAACTAATCAAGGTTTGTTTCAAGAAGAGTGTGTAAAACAATTAAGAAACAATCCACCTACCCTAAAAACTAATGAATGGAAAAAACTTACAAACATACTATTAAAAAATGCAGAAGTTACAGAACCTGCAGAAGGAACTAGCACTAAAGATCTATTAGGTAATTACTTAGAAGACTATTGTTTAAACAGAATACAAAAAGATAAGATAGATGAAATAAAAACAGGTGGTACATTTACAGATGAAGGTTTTCATTACTTTGTATTTGATAATTTTTATAATAAATTTTTACTAAGAAACCATTGGAAGGTTCCATATCAAAGAACATCTCAAATGCTTAGAGATAATTTAAAATGTTTTACTAAAAGAGTTACAAAAGCAAAGATATCTGTTTTTGTTGTGGCTCAGTTTGATAAGAAGGAAGATAACTATAAGGAAAAAAGTTTCGCAAAGACACATAATTACTAATGACACATATAATTTTTGGACCACCAGGCACCGGTAAAACACACAAACTTATACAGAAGGTAGAAGAATATATAAAAAATGGAGTTGATCCTGCAAAAATTGGTTATTTTACATTCAGTAAGAATGCTGCAGAAGAAGCACAGAAAAGAATGTTTAAACAATTTAAGTTAGGATATGAAGATCTTCCTTATTTTAGAACATTACACTCTCTTGGTTTTAAACAATTAGAGTACGATAAACAAAAAGTAATGAAGAGCGAACACTATACAGAGATAGGTAGAAAATGTGGGATTGAATTAAAATACGCATCTTGGAATGAAGATGAGGGTGGTATATTTAACTCCGATAGTACACACCTTTCATTAATAGAATTAGCTAGATCAAAAAACATATCTGTTACAGAACAATATAATCTTGCAGAACACAGTGACGATATAGATAAAAAAGATTTACTAAGATTTGAAAGCGCTATAAATAATTTTAAAAGAGATAGACCAGGCATGATTGATTTCACAGACATGATAAATGAACTGGTTGATTCAGATAAGTTTCCTAAATTAAAAGTTGCGTTTGTAGATGAAGCACAAGATTTATCTAAGATGCAGTGGAGAGTTGTTGAAGGAATTAAAAATAACTCTGACATGTTATATGTTGCAGGTGATGATGACCAGTGTATTTATAAATGGAGAGGNGCNGACGTAGANAGTTTTTTAAATCTAAAAGGTACTAAAGAAGTTCTAGATAAGTCTTACCGTGTACCNATAAATATATTTAATTTTGCAAATAAAATTATAGGNAAGATACACCCAACAAGAAGAATACAAAAAACTTGGTATCCAACAAAAGAAAGAGGAGTTGTAAAATATCATGATGCAATAGATCAAATAGATCTATCAGAAGGAGAATGGTTGGTTCTTGGTAGAGATAGATTTAAACTTGATGAGTTTGAACAACACTTTCAAGACAATAATATCTTTTATGAGAGAATAAAAAAACATAATCCTTTGACAGATAAGTTTGAAGCAATTGATTTATATGAAAATAAATTAAAGAAAGGAGTGTTTTTGTCTTATGACGAGTGCCACAATATAAAAAAGAAGATGTTAAACAAACAATGGACCAATAAATTATTTAAAGCAATGGTTCCTAATAAAATGTATGACCTGGATTCTTTAAAAAATAATTTTGGATTAAATACAGAAGCTCCTTGGCAACAAGCTTTTTCAAGAATGGGTCAAGTAGAAACTAAAAAAATAGAAGATCTTTTAGGTAAGGGTGAAGATTTAAAAAAAGGTGCGAGAATAAAATTAGCTACCATACATGGTGTAAAAGGAAACGAACGTCAGAACGTAATACTTCCTATGGATTTAACAAGAGCATCTTTAGATGCGTACGAAAAAGATCCAACTGATGAGCATAGACTTATGTATGTTGGAGCAACAAGAGCAAAAGAATCATTACATATAATATACGCTAAACGAGGAGGATATGAACTATGACGCATAAAAATGATTGGGATGAATCATTCCCACAAGACAAACAAATAGGAGGATCACATTATAAAAAATTTAAGATACAACCTTATGAATTTATCTCAAAGAATGATCTCTCTTTTTTTCAAGGCAATGTTATTAAATATGTTTGTAGATATTTACATAAAAATAAGATAGAGGATCTTGAGAAGATAAAGCACTACTGTGATTTAGAAATCAAAAAAATGAAAGATACTAAAAAATGAAACCTGTATTTAAACCTCAAACTGAGTGGCTACCACCAGAATCTTTTCCTGACTTATCAAAGTATGATGAGATTTCAATTGACTTAGAGACCAAGGACCCAGATTTAAAATCTACAGGGTCTGGATCTATAGTAGGTAATGGTAAAGTTGTAGGTATAGCGGTTGCTGTAGAAGGTTGGTCTGGATATTATCCTATTGCTCATGAAGGTGGTGGTAATATGGACATTAGAATGGTTCTAAACTGGTTTACAGATGTACTAAAAACACCTGCAATTAAGATATTTCACAATGCAATGTACGATGTATGTTGGATTAGGTCTATGGGCCTTAAAATAGAGGGTAAGATAGTAGATACTATGATTGCTGGCTCTCTCGTGGACGAGAATCGCTTTAGATATGATTTAGGTAGTCTGGGTCGGGATTATGTCGGAGTAGGCAAGAGCGAGGCTGTATTAAAGGAAACTGCAGCACATTGGGGCATAGATCCTAAGTCTGAGATGTATAAGTTGCCTGCAATGTATGTTGGAGAATATGCAGAGCAAGATGCAGTTGTGACTCTAAAATTATGGCAAGAGATGAAAAAACAAATAGAGAACGAAGATGTACAATCTATCTTTGATCTTGAAACAGAATTATTTCCATGTCTTGTTGACATGAGATTTTTAGGAGTACGTGTAGATGTAGAATCTGCACATAAATTAAAAAAAGAATTAGTAAAAGATGAACAACGTTATCTATCATCTATAAAAAAAGAAACAGGAATAGATGTTCAGATATGGGCAGCAAGATCAATAGAACAAATATTTAAAAAGAAAAACTTAGACTATCCGGTAACAGCAAAAACAGGTGCACCTAGTTTTACTAAAAACTTTTTACAGAATCATCCTAACCCTATTGTTCAACAGATTGCACATGCACGTGAGATTAATAAATCACATACAACTTTTATAGATACAATATTAAAACATTCACACAAAGGTCGTATCCATGCAGAGATCAATCAAATTAGATCCGATCAAGGTGGTACAGTAACAGGACGATTCAGTTACAACAATCCAAACCTACAGCAGATTCCTGCACGGAACAAGGAACTTGGACCACGGATCAGGAGTTTGTTTATTCCTGAAGAAGGATGCACATGGGGTTGTTTTGATTACTCACAACAAGAACCAAGACTTGTTACACACTACGCATCTATGGATAAAAATTCTTCTAATATTACAGGAGAAGGTTTACAAGATGTATTAGAAGCTTATCTTGAACACGATGCAGACTTTCATAAGATTGTAGCAGAGATGGCTAACATACCAAGATCACAAGCTAAAACTATTAACCTTGGTTTGTTTTATGGAATGGGTAAAAATAAATTACAAGCAGAACTTGGTTTAGATAAAGCTGATGCAGAAGAATTGTTTCAAAAATATCATGGTAGAGTTCCTTTTGTAAAACAACTTACATACAGTGTAATGGAACGAGCACAAGACTCAGGTAGGATTAGAACTTTACTAGGACGTAGATGTAGATTTAATTTATGGGAACCTAGACAGTTTGGTGTACATAAAGCCTTGCCACACGAAGAGGCAATCAAGGAACACGGACCAGGGATCAAGCGTGCATTTACCTACAAAGCATTAAACAAGCTTATACAAGGATCTGCTGCTGATATGACAAAGAAAGCAATGGTTGATTTGTACAAAGAGGGTATCGTACCGCATATACAAGTACATGATGAACTTGATATATCTGTTGATGGTAATGCAGATAAGATAAAAGATATTATGGAGTCTGCTGTTGAATTAGAAGTACCAAACAAAGTAGACTATGAATCTGGACCCAATTGGGGTAGTATAAAGTGAGGATAAATTATGGCTTATTTAAATGCAAACATACCTGCAACCTATGCACAAATAAGAAGAGAATATTTATATGATTGTAAAAAACATCATGGAGAAGTTGAAGACTGTATTATCTTTGGTATTAGCGCTCTTACAGGAAGGGCTATATTATTTCATGCTATTATGGAAAACGGTGCAATATTTTATCGC